TGCGTAACAAAACAATCTAGCCGTGGTGTTATGGTTGCCAAAGCAAGTAGCAGGCGTAAGGTGGATGCCGCCGTTGCTTCAATCTTTGGTTATGATCGCGCTACTCAACCAGCCGAACCGCCAGCACCAGTTGCAAGATTCTTTTCAATTCAGGTATAGGGAGCATAATGAAGAAGATTGATATATCAGTTGCAGTTGAAGTTGTGGGCGTAACGCTTGCAACAACTGGGCTTGCAATGATTTCAGTGCCGCTAGCTTTAATTGTTGCAGGTATTTTTTTGGTATGGATAACAGAGAAGGCTAACTAATGAGTTTATCAAAGCGTTTGGCTGGTGCTAACAATAAGCGTTCAGCAAACAATCAATACATAGAGCCACTGATCCCTGGCCGCCCAGCGTTTAGTTCAATTGCTGGAGTAGTCGTAGATTCTGAATCTGCTATTCGTATGTCCACTGTTTATTCTTGTGTGCGCCTATTGGCAGATGCAACATCATCACTACCTGTTGGCGCTTATGTGCGCCGTGGTCGTAACCGCTTGCCTTACTCAGTTATCTACGGCGATCAACCAAATTGGATTGCCCGCCCAAATCCTGAAACAACACGCCTTGAGTTTTATGAGCAAATTGTTACTTCACTCAAACTTGAGGGCAACGCTTACATTCTTACAGTTCGCGATGATATGGGCGATGTTCAAGAGTTATATGTAATTGACCCACGCAATGTGCGCATCGAACGCTTAGGGCCAGGTGAGCCATTAGTTTATTTTGTAAAAATTAAAGACTCACAAGGTTTTTATGAGCAACGCCTGACAGACAAAGAAGTTTTACACATCCCTGATTTCCGCCTACCAGGTCAGCGCTACGGCCTCAGCCCAATTGCGGCTTGCCGTACAACACTTGGCGCAGCGATGGCAGCAGATGTTTATGCCGCTTCATATTTTGGCAATGCAGCCAACCCTGGCGGTGTGATTGAAGTGCCAGGTGAGTTAACTGAAGAACAGGCATCAGACATTGGCCGCGATTGGAACCTCACCCACACTGGCCCATACCGCGCAGGCAAGATCGGTATTCTTTCAGGCGGTGCTTCTTTCAAGCCGCTACAAATCAACGCACAAGATGCGCAGTTGTTAGATACTCGCCGTTTCTCAGTTGAAGAAATTGCTCGTATTTTCCGCGTTCCACTATCGCTACTTGGTCATCCAGTAGCGGGTGCAATGTCATTTGCATCAGTTGAAGCCCAAAACCTTTCATTTGTTCAGCACTCATTGCGCCCAATCTTGGAGCGAATTGAACAATCACTTTCAACATTGCTGCCTGAACCTGATGGATTCATTCGCTTTAACCTTGATGCGCTGCTACGCGGTACAACAATTGAGCGCTACGATGCTTACACAAAGGGATTGCGTGAAGGATTCCTTTCACTCAACGATGTTCACGCTTACGAAGATATGGCACCAATTGAAAATGGCGATCAGTACCGTGTGCCACTACAAAACATTGATGCAACAGATGCCAAGGATGTTGGCCTCAAGCTACGCACCGAAATTGCTGCAGCATTGATTCAGGTCGGCTTTGACCCAGCGGCAGTTACAAAGGCAGTTGGTTTGCCTGATATGAAGCACACTGGTTTGCCTTCAAGTCAGTTGCAACAGATTTCAACAATTGACCCAGCCGACCCAACATCTGTTTATGAGGTTGAGTAATGCCTTACCTTGTAAGTGATAAACAGGCAGATTGCTCAGGTTGGGCAACAGTTAAAGAAGAATCAGATGGTTCTTATACAACAATTGCCTGTCACGATACAAAGCAAGATGCAGTAGATCAGATGGTTGCAATTTCAATTTCCGAAGATATGGAACCAGGCGGGGAAGTTCGTGCAGTTGATTTGAGTGTTCCAGCGTTTATTCGTGAGAACGCACAAAGGGGATTGGATTATCTTAAAGAAGGTTTCGGGGGAGATGGTTTAACCGAAGGCACCAAGCGTGAAGCACGCGAGATGGCAGCAGGTCGAGTAAGTGAAAACAAAGTTCGAAAGATGGCACCGTGGTTTGCCCGTCATCAAGTAGATGGACAAGCACCAAAAAATAATGACCCGTCAGATTCACAGTACCCAGGCGCAGGGCTTGTTGCTTGGTTGTTGTGGGGTGGAGATTCCAACTTTTCTGATAGGGCACAAAACTGGGCGCAACGCAAAATTGATGCGCTTGATGCCGAAGCCGATTCAAGGAGCAAAGTGAAAAAAATTGAACGCCGTACTTTTACGGTACAAGATGTTGAAGCACGCCAAGCCGAAGATGGAACAATGCGCTTGCGCGGTTATGCTGCAGTGTTTAATGATGCAAGCGTTCCACTACCATTTAAGGAAACTATCGCCCCTGGCGCTTTCCGTAAGACATTGAGCGAAACACCCGATGTTCGCTTGCTTATTAACCATGAAGGTTTGCCACTAGCTCGTACAAAGAATGGCACATTGACTTTAAGCGAAGATGATCGTGGGCTTTTTATGGATGCCATCATTGCAGATACAACAGAGGGGCGCGACCTTTACAAGTTAGTTGAGCGCGGAGATGTTGACCAAATGAGTTTTGCGTTTCGTGTTATCCGCCAAAAGTGGAGTGAAGATCGCTCAACTCGCACGCTAACTGAAGTTTCACTAGCAGATGGAGATGTTTCAGTGGTTACTTATCCTGCCTACCCAACAACAACAGTTGAAGCCCGTGAAGCACTTAATCACGCAATGGCCGCACTCAAAGAAGGTCGCGCACTAGATGGCGAATCAACTTTGGTTATCAACTCAATTCTTGAGAAGGTTTCAGAATCTTACGATAGCCTTGAAGAAGGCAAAACAATGCTTGAAGTTTTGTTAGGGCTTAACACACTCACCCCAACTGTTGAGGTCGAAGAACCTGAAGTTGAGTTAGAGCCAACAGATATGCCAGCGCGTTCAATTTCCCTGCGCCTAGCCAAAGCAATTATCAATAACACAAAATAAGTTTCTGCTGCACAAGTAGCAGATCGAAGTCGGAGCAAATCCCACACCCTAAAAGCGCCGTGGAGAGCATTGCCACCACCTCAAACAATTACAAACTCATTGGAGAAATAATGTCAAAGTCATATCTTGATGTTGCTCTTGAGCGCCGTGATGCAGTTAAGGCAGAAATGGATGCAGTTCTTGAGGCAGTAGCCGCAGAATCACGCACCGACCTTACTGCAGAGGAAACCGAAAAGGTTGATGCTCTCGTAGAAGAAGCACGCGCACTAGATGCAAAGATCGAAAAGTTCACAACACAGGCAGCAGCAGATGCAAAGGTTGCAGAAATGCGCTCATCAGTTGCAGCAGTTGTTGCACCAAAGGTAGGCGGAGCAATCGTTACACGCGAAGCACGCACATACTCACCTGAAGCTGGCGTTTCATTCGTAAAGGATGTTTTCAACGCACAGGTTCGTGGTGACTACAACGCACAAGAGCGTTTAGCACGCCACACAAAGGAAGAATCAATTGAGCGCCGTGATGTTGATACATCAAACTTCGCTGGATTAGTTGTTCCACAATACTTGGTTGACCTAGCAGCACCTTATGCTCGCGCAGGCCGCCCAACTGCAGACTTTGCAACTGCAAAGCACACACTACCTGTTGCTGGTATGTCTCTAGAGATTAGCCGCATGACAACTGGTACATCAACTGCAGTTCAGGAAACACAGAACACTGCAGTATCAGAAACTGATGCTGATGACACACTACTTTCTGTTCCAGTACGCACAATCGCTGGTCAGCAAGACCTATCACGCCAGGCAATTGAGCGCGGAACAGGCATTGACACATTCGTTGTTGCTGACCTAATCCGTTCATGGCACACAACAGTTGATGCTCAGGTTCTCAATGGAACAGGCAACAACGGACAGTTCAAGGGTATCCGTAACTCAGGTGGAAACGCAGTAACATTTACTGCAACAACACCAACAGTTGCACTTCTATATCCAAAGTTGGCTGATGCAATTCAAAAGATTCAGTCAAATGTGTTTGAGACACCAACACACTGGATTATGCACCCACGCCGCCTAGCTTTCTTGCTAGCAGCGACAGATTCAACAGGCCGCCCACTTGTAGTTCCAAATGCACAAGGACCAATGAACGGTTCAGCAGCAGGCGCAGGCGCAGCAGGATACGGCAACTCAGGTTACTCAATGATGGGCTTGCCAATCATTGCTGATGCAAATGTTGGAACAACATACGGTGCAGCAACAAACCAGGATGAAATCTACTGCGTAGCAGCACCTGAAATGCACCTATGGGAGCAGCCAGGTTCACCATTCGCATTATCATTTGATGCAACTGGTGCTTCATCTCTAACAATCAAATCTGTTGTGTACGGCTTCGGTGCGTTCACTGCAGAGCGTTACCCACTAGCAGCCTCAATTATTTCAGGCACTGGTTTGGTAGCACCAACTTTCTAATCGAAAGTTAACAAATTGTAAGAGGCGGGTCTTTCTCCCCCGACTGGCCCGCCTCTTACTTCTTAAATGATTCGGGGGAATCTATGAAATCAGCACACAAAGTTTCAATTGGCAGTTGCGACCCAGGAACAGTTAATGGTGGGTTTGCATTTAGCTTGATTCAGGTTGCTCAGTCACGATCATCGCGACTTGGCCCATTCATTCGCATCAAAGGTTCAGGTTTGCTTTCAAAGCAACGCAATCGTTTGGTAAAACAGTTTTTAGAAACCAAATCTGATTGGTTGCTAATGATGGATTCAGATGAGCAACTTTCGGTTGAAGCATTTGATAAGTTGATCGAAGCTGCACACGACACAGAGCGCCCAGTTGTAGCAGGTTTGGTGTTTGCCAGTTTTGAAACTGGCTATCCATACCCACAACCAGTGCCAACAATTTTTCAAGATGCCCCTGAAGGTTTCTTGCCATTAAATAAATACGATAAAGATTCAGTTTTCCAAGTAGATGCCGCAGGCACTGGATGTTTGCTAATCCACCGCAGCGTTCTTGAGGCAATTCAGGCAGATGCCGACCCACACCAGGGGCAAGATTGGTGCTGGTTTTGGGATGGCCCAATCAATGGCGAATGGATAGGCGAAGATTTACAGTTTTGCCGCAGAGTTCGTTCGCTAGGATTTCCAATTTATGCGCATACTGGCGCGATACTGCCTCACTCAAAGAGTTATTGGCTAGATGATCGGCAGCACGATATATGGAACGCTTAAAAAGAATTTTAAGAATTAAGGTAAAATCAAAGGAAACCGCTACCGCCGTTCCACAACTGGAACGCGCAATGCTTCCCAAAGTAGAAACGAGAATAAAGCGTGGCGATAACTAACGGGTATGTAACCCTGAATGAAGTTAAGGATGCACTGAATCTTGAAGATTCAATAGATAATGCAGCCCTTGAAGTTGCTATTGCAACCGCTTCACGCCAAATTGATGATTATTGTGGCCGTTTCTTTTACAAGGATGGCACCGAATTAGTACCAGCAACCCGTTATTACACCCCAACCGACTATTGGATTTTGCCAGTTGATGATTTTGTGAGCATCAGCGAGATTGCAACTGATGATAATTTTGATCGCTTATATGGCACTGTATGGACTGTCAGCGATTCAATGTTTGAACCAGTCAACAATCCTTCACGCGGTTGGCCAATGTCTCGCATTTTGGCGGTTGGCTCTTATGTATTCCCATGGAACTTGCCACAATCGGTACGGGTTAAGGGTGTTTTTGGATGGTCAGCGGTGCCATACGAAGTAAAAACCGCAGCAAAAATTCAAGCCTCTCGCCTGTTCCTGCGTAACCAGTCACCATTTGGCATTGCTGGTAATACAGATTTAGGAACAGTGCGTTTGGCTGCAAAGCTAGATGCCGATGTTGAGGCACTACTGCGCCCCCTACGCAAGAACAATGGGTTGGCTAAGTAATGTTGCCAAGTGCCGTTAGAAACGGCTTAAAAGCCAACCTAGAGGCAATTAAAGGGATGCGTGTTTACGAACTAATCCCTACAGTGCCAGTTGCCCCTGCAGCAGTCGTTGGCCAGTTGGACTTTACATTTGATTTGAATAATGCCCGTGGACTTGACCAGGCAAACCTAGATGTTGTTGTTTTGGTGCAGCGCTTTACAGAGCGTTCAGGCCAAAACGAACTTGATAAGTACCTT